CTATGCCGCCACTTTGTCGCCACTTGGCATCGTCGCCAATGGGTTGAATTGCAGGGCTGTTTCGAGGTGCTCTGGAGCAAGATGAGCATAGCGCATTGTCATCTTGATATCATGGTGGCCAAGGATGCGTTGCAGCACCAGAATGTTACCGCCAGACATCATAAAGTGTGCCGCAAAGGTATGGCGTAACACATGGGTAAGCTGACCTTTGGGCAACAGAATGTTGGTGCTCTCAAGTGCGGCCATAAAGCGGAAATAGCATTCGCTGAACAGTCGACCATCACCCCGTGCTTTCAACTTCTTGTACAGTACCTTGCTGATCGGAACGCTCCGGTTCTTTTTGCCCTTGGTGCGAATGAATGTGATTTTATGCGGTGTTATCTGTGACCGGGTGAGGTTTTCTGCTTCTCGCCAGCGTGCGCCGGTACTGAGACACACCTCGACTACAAGAGGTAAATCAGAGTCGCTTCTGCTGCAGGCTGCTAACAGCTCTGTGATTTGTGCATGGGTCAACCACGCCATTTCCTTCTCGGCAACAGTGAACTTGCGCATGTTCTCCAACGGATTGGGCTGGTTCCATTCGCCTAACCGGGCCAGTTCGCTGAACATGCCACTTAGGTAGCTTTGTTCAAGATTGACGGTTACGGGTTCTGCACCGTTCTTCCACTTTTCGGAAAAATAGATCTCGCCAGACAAACGCTTATCACGGTAATGCGCGAAGTCTTTAGCTGTGAAGGTGGTAGCAGTGGGATCGCCTAGGGCTTCGATTATCAGGCCTAATTTCTTGTAGGTGCGTTCGCCAGCAGTAAGCGATTGGCCGTGCAGGTTATACCAAAGCTTGGCGACTTCGCTCAGCTTACGGCGATCAATTGCTTCACCTAACCACGGCTTGGTATCTACTTGCTCTGTAGTGAAGCGCTCATATGCGACTGCCTCACCTTTTGTCGCAAACTGCTTACGTACCCTGCGGCCATCACGACCTGCAGGGTAGAACTCACATAACCACTTACCGGACGATTGTTTCCGAACTGCCATTGTGACCCCTCTTGAATTTGGGGTGCATTTAACTGTATATAATTACAGTGGTCAATGTTTATTAAAAATATTTAAAACAACATATTTACTCTTCGGAGATAGAATGGGTTAATCTATCTCTAACACGTAGTAAAACTTTTTTATAATCGTCAAATGCTTTATTAATATATGCAATTTCGAAGTTGTCGAGGCTGTTTAATTTGTCAATATCATCTCGTAATGGGAATATAAAATAACAGAATGATGTTATATCAGGATCAAGAATACCATCATTTTCAAGTTTTTCTAACGATTCGTAATAGTTGTCTGTCGGCTCAAACGAAGGCGCAAGTCTAGCTATTCTAAATATAAGATAAGAAATCATTTCCGCATTGCGTATGAATTCTTGAATGTCTGATTCTGAATTTTGTATGAAGTCATTCATTTCATTTAGTTCAATTGAATCAACTAAGTTTTCCTTTTCTTGAGCTGGTACCACGATATCCTCAAGTTTTTCGTTGGCCTCCTCAAGAAAAGGTTTTATTTCAGATATTATTTTTATTGTTTCCTCTAGGTTAACTTTAGAGAAAGTATTGTTATGCGCTATTTGACAACGAAGTTCGTATAAACGCGTCCATTTGTTTTTAAGAAATGCATCTGAGCAGTTTATATGAGAGCTGAAATATCTATCCCAGTTCGATTTTGGTATGAACTTTAATACATTCTCTAACTCTTTTGTATTTTCATTCGAATTCAATGTTATTTTTTTTAATTTTTTTACAAGCTCATTTACATCGAATTCTCGATACTCTTCAAAAAGGAAATCAGAGAGTTTTATAAAGTCAGTATCATACAAGATATTATGATTATTAGTTCTTTCTTTTGAAGATTGTGCCTTCGCCCCCTCTCTACTAGATGACTTTAAAGCATCAGGTATAGAGTTCTTAGGCCAACTTGCACCAATGTTTACTAACATAAACTTTGTAATTAACTTTCTAAGAATATTCTCTATCTCATGAATTAGAGGATATGCCTGTACTGAATAGTAATAGCTTAAGTCATCCCAAATAGTTTGTGCTGGATAGTCTGTTATCTTGCCGATAATTATTTTTATTTGCCTTATTAACTCTGTTAGCAATTCTGTATTTGCGTTGCTAACATCATCTGTTTTTAATTTCACATTGAAATATTTACTACCGCCTTGTGGTTCGTTTATATCCCCCGAGGTTAGCTTGTAATAAAAGTTAGAACTCTTAAACTCCAATCGGTTATCTTGTATTTTTATTTCTGAGTTGGATTTTAGTAGCGAGTTGAAAGAGTCATCAGTATTACAAAATGAACCACTGGTATTCATAAATATTAGAAGTTCAACAGTTAGTGAGTCTAATGAAATAAAAGGGTTAAGATTATTCATGTGTCCCTACCTCTGCGCAGGTTTGCAAACGATTAATACTCTGGCTACAACAACTACTTCAGAAATTGGGCAGTTAAATGAGTGTTGTTTATCAGCCACCTGCACCCTATTACCGGGGGTGCGAACCAACTCCCTTACGCTGATATTTCCATCTATATCAACAATCCAAGTCCCATCGTAAATATCATCATAGAGTTGTGTGGCTATGTATTGAGTTTCTTTATCAATAACAATAAGGGGATTCTTTATTCCCTCAGGAAGAAATGATTTGTCTAACAGCAAAGTTTCCCCATCGTGAAGTTTCCTATTTGAAAGCATTTTACTTGGCACAGCCAACGCTGAAGGAGCAGTAATAATATTCTGTTCGAACATCTCACCTTGTCCGTATGTTAACCATCGCAATGATGCACCAGTATCTAAGGCACACTTAAGGACGTATTCCGCAGGAAACGCATTTCTCAGCTGTCGGTTAGCTAAAGCACTAGCGGTGATATCAAGTGCTTCACAAAGCGCCAGCTTTGTCTTGAGACCGTATGCAAGGAGCATTCTTTCGATTACAGCTTTTGTATCCTGATTAATCATCCAGATCTCTTTTTGAGATAAAATCATTGACCTTCTTAATTCAAGATTGTAAATTCAATCTCGATAAGAGATTTTGGTGCTTATCACCACTTAACGCGACCCGCCACAGGTCATCGGAGGATCTTGCACTATGCGTAAAAACATTTCAATCACGGTTCCTACACCGCACGTCACTATAGAAAAGTACTGTGAACTCACTGGGTTATCTAAGAATACAGTTGATGACATGCTCGCTGATGGGCGTTTGTCATCATACCGCCACCGACTGGGTACTGGTGCAAAACGGGAGAAAGTCCTCATCAACATGGTGAAGCTAACGCTTAATGCACTCTCGGAATGTGAATTTTCGGTAACGGTTTGAGATGTTGCCAGACGCAAAAGGGGAGAGGAATGTTTGATTTCGAAGTTTCAAAACATCCACATTTTGAGATGGCGTGTCGCCAGTTTGCTGTTCGGCAAAACCTTGTGCGGGTTGCAGAACAGATTGAAATGAAGCCACAGATGCTGCGCAACAAGCTGAATCCAGAACAACCGCATCAACTGAGTTGCACTGAACTGCTGGCAATCACTGATGCAACCGAAGATTCCAGCTTGATAGATGCCTTGCTTGCACAGTTGAACTGCCTACCTTCAGTTCCAGTCAATCAGGCATGCGCTGGCAACATATCAACCTATGCATTGAAAGCGACGGCTGCAGTAGGTTCTGTTGCGGCGGCGGCGGTAGACGGAGACCATAAAACAGCATCTCGCAAATCCGCTTTACTCGATAGCGTCAACACGGCGATCCGCCATTTGTCGCTAATCGGCCTGACCGTTCAAAATCGTATTCAATCCAATCCGGCTCTGGCCACAACCGTAGATGTTATCGGTGGCTTGGGGGCTGTGGCGGGATTGGCTTGACAATGAAAGGAGAGTTCATGCAGGAAGTTAAAAAGGATCGTATTGAGGCGGCACTTAAAGAGCAAATTACAACTGCAAAACAGCGCACTCGACTTTTAAGGGTGATGCAAAAATCTTTAGGCAAAGAAGTAAAAAAAATGGGGTTGAAAGGAATTCCAGTGGGGGAGGTTAAGCAGATTATTGATGCTTTTATTTGTCTTGGTGAAATAAAAGAGTGAGGCCATTTTCAGGCCTCGTGGGTTATATTCAGAAAAATTCCAGAATGGATTTATGGGTTACGGGTATTTTTTCATTAAGCTTGGCACCAAGCGCTATATGTAATTCTTTCAGCTCTTCAGCATGAGGGCTGTTTTGAATTGGTTTCTCAATGTTATCGAGCATTCCATTTAACCCGGAAAGTAAAGTTTTAATATCATCAATATCACTATCTAACATGTAATAACTCCGTTGTTGGTTGGTTGTTTTTGGCGATTCGATCCTACCACAGCAACCATGTGCCGGGCATGGCTAAAACCCGGTTTTCATTCTCAACTGCCTACATTGTGGACTGTTGAGAATGGATTAATTAGGAGGGTAAATATATGCCTATATCTATAGCCCCGCTGTTGAAACAGCAAAGTCCGTCGCGCCATTTTGAAAACGGCTTTATTGAACTACCGAACGGAAAACGTTGGCGGCCACGTCACGATCAGGCTGCATTGCTGCATGGTCTGTCTACTGCAAAACCTGCGCAACTGCTGCGTCGTTTGTTCTGCCGCTAATTGGGGTTGATATGTTACTGGCAACGGATGATCAAAAAGCGATCGGTATTAAACGTATTTCCCAGATTAAGCGGGATCTCTTTGCACATAGAAGGAACGTGGCACAAGAGGCTTTTGATAAGTCACCGAGGCATATCCGCAGAACGCTTTGTTTTCATGCTGGACTGAAAGAGCGGCATGTCAATATGAAATTTGTAGAAATGAGTTATACCGAACGTCAGAAATTAATATGGGCATTTAATGACATTATTGATTTATCAAAAACTTTACCGCGTTTTATCAGTAATGATGATTGCGAATTAAACACTAATTAACGGCATTGCGTAATTCTGGCGTTAACCCGCCGGGCATCGTTTTGCCTAAAATAAGGAATTAACAAAATGAATAAATGCATTATCGGGTTTGATCCTGCCAGTGGCAAAGATGTTAGTGCAGTGACTGTTTTACTTAACGATGCTCGCATGGATGAGCGCAGGAATCAGGCTGAGGTTGCGGCGGCTCGCTTGGTGCGTTTGGCTGCGCACATCACGTGCGACGGCCTAAGTGTAACTGAAGCTGTAGAACTGCTGCGCCAAGAAGCTGAAGCCATCGAGAGTCAAGCGCAGGAGTTGCACTGATGGCCGACCTCATGGATTTGTCACAAGAGCGTCAGGCTCTGCTATTGGATGCACAGATTGCTAACGCTCGTAAGTTCTCGGTTATGCCTTCTGCTTTCAAATGTGAAGACTGCGACGAACCGATCCCCGAAGCGCGCCGCATTGCCCTTTCTGGGGTAGACACCTGTGTTTCCTGCCAACAGCTGCGTGAGGCCAAGTGTCGTTCTTACGTGGTGCAGTCATGACAAGCTTTTTTATCGTGCTCAGCCTGCTGCTTATTGCAGTGGGCTTTTTTTGGGCCGCCGATTTGAGCGATGCTGAATATGCTCGCAGACCTGAAGTACAGCAGTATGACTGAACGAAATCTATGGGCTTACCCATGGAATGCACCACGCCCGGCAGTTGCCGGGCCGTTAAGACCGCTTACCCGTGAGGAACACGCTCAGGGGCAAGCTGTTTTACGCAATATCCACTCTCTACCGCGTTTTCTCAGCGCCATTTTCCTGTCACGCCATGACTATCTGCTGAAATCCAAAGGACTGCATGACGCCAATAAATGGTTGGTGTTCCAGTTTGAGCGCCGCATCTGGCCTCGTATTGAAGCCGTTAACGACAAGAATGGAATGAACTTAGGGGCTTCACCTCGCTGGATGGCTGAGATTGATAATTATGCTGGCTTACCGGGCATGGATGACAAAGAGCTGAAACACCTTGCGGATCGTGTGGCCGGTCAACTGCTGTCTATCTATGAGAGCCGCGTTGAAGAATTCATTAAATGCAACGGCGGTGACAATACAGGGCTGTTTGAAGACAGCACTCAAGCCTGTTTTTATGGTCATACCGCGCCGATGGTTCGCGCCTTCAACATCACACCGATGCACTGGAGCAAATACCGCAAGGGCAAACTTGATGCCCGGTCAGCGATCGCAAGTCTGTCCCGGTTGGTAGATGCGGAATGGTGGGAACGCCAGTTAAAAGCCCAGCGCACACGCTGGCGCGAGGCGTTGCTGATTGCCGTCGGCAATGTGAACCGTGGGGCGTCGTCCTATGCCAGCAAGCAGGCGATCCGTGATGTAAAAGCACGCCGTCAGTCTAACTTTGATTACCTCAACAGCCGCGAGATCGAGAACGTCGAAACCGGCGAACGATTCAGCCTTATCGATAAGGTAATGGCGAGTATCTCTAACCCGGAGATCCGCCGCATGGAGCTAATGACGATAGTTGCTGGGGTTCAACAGGCTGCCGAGATTAAAGGCGATAAGGGGATGTTTATCACCATCACCACGCCATCCAAATACCATCCGACCCGTACCGTCGGCAAAAACAGCCCGAAGGTGCAGTTTAACCACAATTGGGATGAAGAAGCGTACACGCCAAAAGACGGCCAGCGATATCTTGTGAACTTGTTTAGCAACATTCGGACGGCGTTTAAAGACAACGGGTTGCAAGTTTACGGCGTGCGCGTTGTCGAGCCGCATCACGATGCAACGCCGCACTGGCATATGATGCTGTTTACCTCCAAAGAGCAGCGCCAGCCGGTGATCGATATCATGCGGCGTTATGCCATGGCTGAAGATGGCGACGAGCGCGGCGCTGCTAAAAACCGTTTTGACTGCAAGCACCTGAACAAAGGCGGCGCGGCGGGCTATATCGCCAAATACATCGCCAAAAATATCGACGGTTACGCGCTGGATGGCGAGCGTGATCATGAAACCGGCGAGCTGTTGACCGAGACGGCCGCCGCTGTCACCGCGTGGGCTACCACGTGGCGCATTCCCCAATTTCAATTCATTGGCCTGCCGTCGCGTGGCGCGTGGCGTGAATGCCGAAAAATTCGTTCTATCAGTCTGGCCGATGAGTTTGACGACAGCGTGGAAGCGGTACGCGCTGCCGCTGATGCCGGTGATTTTGCAGCCTACATTCTGGCCCAGGGCGGCACCAATGTTTCCCGCGACGATCAGACCGTGCGTGTTGCCCGCAGGGTTGCCGACGAATTCAACGCCTATGACGAAGAAGTACAGAAAATCGTGGGGATTTTTGCCCCGCATATCGGCGCCGATCGAGTTTATGAAACCCGTACGACGCAATGGCGCATTGTCGCTAAGTCCGTTGCCGTTGAGCCTTTGACTTTGAAAAGCGCCTCCGGCGCGCCTCGGAGTCCTGTCAATAACTGTGGGTTGGTCGGCAGTGGTGGCGCCGAAAATGCGCAGGATGGGGGGGCTGTAGAGGCCGTGGCGGTGATGGAACATGCACCGGAAACGCAGATTGACTGGGATGACATGACCGTTGCACGGTCTGTTATGACGCGTTTACGGGCAAATGCCCCGCAGATAAACAGGCAGCAAAGAGGAATTGACCCATATAAGCGTATAGAGCCTGCTGCATCGGCCAGATTGACCACTGCCGAGCGCGATCGCGTATCCAAAATTTACTCAGAGCTGGCACTACACGGCATCGAGCCGACGCGCTGGGAACTTGAGGCACTGGCGCGCGGCGCTAAAGTCAAATTTGGTGATATTTCAATGCACTATCCGGCGGTTAGCGATTGGGCGGGCTTCCAATAATTTCTTGCGCAATTAAATCCGATAGGCATATACTGTATATGCATACAGTAATTAAGCATCGGAGGGAAAGGGTGCAAGCAGTGGACGAAGTGGTTGTTTTAGAAAGAATTGAACTTATCGCCCGTCTGGGGGTTTGTTATGAGAGCCAAGCGAAAGACAAAGACATTGCACTGATATGGATTTCAGAACTGGCGGGGGAGATGAAAAGCAGCATTGCCCCTGAAAAAGCAGAAGTGATCAGGCAGCTTGCCGCGATCTCTTAATCCATAGGTGACGTATGAGACGAGATTTAAACTTAGCCGGGGCGTTTATGGAGGCGCTGAACTTCAACGAGAACGGCAAGGGCCGCCGTATAAAGACTGTTGATTTCATTCACGCCGCAAACCGGCTCGGCACACACCTAACGCCTGAAGAGGCGAATTACTACATCAAGCACCAGTCCGGCCACGTTTTCAGGCTGATTGACGAGGGGCGTTATCAGCATAATACATACCTTTATCTGGGCTAAAAATTGTATTATCTCAGACTTGATCTGACGTTGTCACAGCACAGAGCTTAATCTTACAGGGCCGCTCTGTGCCAGAAGCGGAAGTTGGAGCGCCAGAGGCGCTCTAAAAATTAATGGTACGTTTTGCAGGGATGCTTACAGAACAATAACGCTACCGCATTCTTCTCTTTTCGTCTTTTTAATTAACTCACTATTTTCTTTATCAAAAGAGTATGAAATTAAACTTGCAGCATCTCTAGTTAAATCTTGCGCCTGTCGAAAGGTTCTGAAACCAATTTCTGGATAAAAAAACTTTGTATCCCCTAAATTATCACGCAAAGGGTTTAATCTATAATAAGAATAATTTATTGGCAGTTTGCCAATTTGATCTTCTGTAAGAACAATAAAGGCCACATGGCCTATAACTCCTGAGACAACGATTGCATTAATTTCATTGGTGTTACACAGACCCATAGGAAGATATTCCCTTCCCTCATACGCATCTTCTAAAAGAGCAATGGCTAAAACTAACCCGCCTCTTATTTGATCTATCTTTTTCAAGATCCGTTCTTTAACTGTATAAACAGATGAATAGTTTCCATCAGGCTGGATTAAGCGCCATGAGAAACCTTCCATTTTCCACGCCCATCGAATAAATACTTCAGCTTCATTATCAGATAGCCCCCTTCCAGACTCAATATCAACTAAGAGATTCATCATTGGCTCTTCTAACTTCCCTCCTATTTCTGAATTGCATTCAGCACAAAGTGGGATTGTAGCAGTTAACGGAGGTATCTTCTTGTCGTTTAACCAGATTATTTTGTGTTTTTCCATTTTAGTATGTCGGATAAGCCATTTAGGCCAGAAATGCTCTTTAGTTGGATTTTTCATTTTTTTATCACAACCAATGCAGATTTTTTTGAATTTTTTCATTTTTCTTTAAGCTCTAAAATAAAAAGAAAAGGTTTTAGTTGGATTTTTTAGGGATTTTATCTTGAGATGTTATAAAAAATTACATGATTTATATAAACAATCCTAAAGAGCACAAATATATGATTAATTTATCATATTGTCACAAGTTTTTTGTCAAGATTATATGCTACCATTCCCTTAGAAAACGTCCGCTTATCGCTCAGAGCGGACTGTATGATTTGATTGTGCGCTGCTACGGAATGTTGCCTGCTACAGTCTAAATACCCTATGCATGCATAGAGTGCATGAAATTGCATGATGATCCGGTATGAGCGTTACCCTCTAAGCGCCAGCACTGGCGCGGATCGCACCGGATCATGCAACTGCATTAAAACCGATACATGAAGCGCGCAGGCGAGGCGGGGATAGCATTGCGCGCTGTTCATAATAATACTAATTATTATGGATGATAGATTTAAGTGGTATTAATAAACATGTGAAATAAATAGCTTTCTAATTATGTATGTGTTTTTTGTAGTGGAAATGGTGGAGGATTCATGATAATGATGGATGCAATGTAAATTATTTATAACGGATTATCTAGAATGGCAAAGGTACAACTACATTTTGATGGCGATATAGCGCCAAACCATCAAGTTTCGCTTCGTACTTTAGCAAAATCATTTACGCACTTACAAAGTTCTCTTGATCGTGCTTTTTTAGAAATGCACGATGGTTCTCTAAAAAAATATGCAAAAATGCATCATTCATATTACGACGAAGTAGAGTTGCTTGTCCAAGAGCCAAGAGAGGGGGGGTATATAATAGACTTCCTTACTCAGAATGCTACTACAAAAAAAGTAATTGATAGAGTTATGCAGGCAATTGATGATGCGGTTGATGATGCTAAAAAAGACGCCAATAATAAGGCTGAGAGTATTGAACGCTCGGTTGAAACTCGAAAGGCTCAACTTGATTCTGGTGTTGTAAAAGCAAAAAGCTACCAAAACCTCTTGAATTCACCGGATAACTTAGCAGTACGACGATATGGCGACAGAGCTATAGTTAGAGAAATTGATCAAATACTATCAATTATTCGCTCTTCGCATTCAGGGGATAGTACTCTGGAATTTTATTTTGAAGGGAATAAAACCGCAAAATTTGAGTTTGATAAGCCTAAAGCAACTGCATTTCATAAGGTTATTACGCAGAAGAAATTAGGTGACCCAGTGTTGTACAATGTAACGATTTCTAAAATGGATCGCTATAATAACAGTGCTAAAATAGTTAACACTCATAATAATTCAATTGCAAATTTATTTTTTACAAAAAAAAGTGATTTCCAAGAGGCAGTGTCATTTTTTGAAAGTGAAACTTCGATACAATTTATTGGTTGCCCATATATAGAATATGGTTCATATGACCCGATGTCAGGTGATGTTTATTTTGTTAGGTTGGCATAATGGAAGAGTTAGCAAAAACAATACAGCAAAAATATATTGATGAATTGGTGTCAAAATACCCAATGCATCGTTTTTTAATATTGTTTTTATTAATGCTATCTATTAATTCTTGCTGGAATTATAAAACGCCATTACTGCAATCATTTGATGTTGTAAAGGTCGGGTTTATCTTTGACTTTAAATCGGGGCTAATTGCTAACATATCAGTGTTACAACTGATAATTTGTATAGCACTTACTACTTTTTTGGGGCGGCTATTTGAGTGGTTGAATAAAAAAACGTTCAGTTTCATGATACAACGACATGATATAGTTAAACTCACTCTAGAGCTAAAAAATAAATATCAAAATCTGAAATCTAACGATGAACTTGTTAATTATTATCTCTCAAAAGATCTTTCTTCTGATTTAGATAAGCAAAAGATAAAGATGAAGTGTTTAAGTGTAAACATTGAATACATTATGGCAGTAATATTATCAATAATTATTGGCATGAATGTTAATATATGGCATGAATACTTTGTTGGTGTTTTTTTGATCGGTGTTGTTGTGTTTTTACAGTTCAGGCTATTTTTGTTTTACATAAGAAACTTTATTCCATTATATGTGGCTGAGAAAGTATTGCAAGGTGCGGATGTGGAGTTAGTTGCCCCGTGAGGAGTGGTTGCATTTGAATTTAGTATGGGAATTATTAAATGAAAGAAGATAATAATAAAGAAGTGATTAATATTGCTGATTATACCATTATTTCTAAAAATTTTCAGAGCATAATTGGAAATGAAAATATTATCAACACCCTCGCGAAGGTTTCTTTGGCGGCCAATGAGATTAATCGATTAGCAAATCATGATAAGACTATTTCTGCTATTAGTAAGATGGCCGGTAGTGTGAGCTTAATAAATAGTGAGTTGTCTCGGTATGTCAAAAGGAATAATGTTTTTGAGAGGTATTTTTCAACCATGTCTAATGTTGAGAGTTATTCTCGACCAATGTTTGATTTGATTGAGAGGTTTACTAAAAATCAAGGTTCTAAACAAATTTCAAGTCAAATTAACTCCAGTATCCATGATACGGTTTTTGACTATGAGAAAATGTATGAATCGCTCTCTAAAATAATTCCGCAGCAGAGCATGGTTAGCTATATAGATGCATGGTTAAAAGAAAACTCCTTTGTGAGTACCAAGGGAGCTGGTTATGTACCTATTCCCAAAATGCTAAGTGATAGCATAGAGGAAACCTATAGCATTTCAGATGTTGAATTAGCAACTTATCAAGATGAGTTGGAAAAACTTGATGAGATTGATAGCGAAAGCAAACTAATTTCATTTCTAGATAGTATCCCCAAAAATCTAAAATTTTACATTATTCTTGTGATGGTATACTTTTTGACCCCTATTTTAAGAGACACGACGACCGGTGTTGCTGTTAACATTATTACTGAAATAGTACAAGGTTATTTGTCAAGTGAAAGCGGAAGCGATAGTGAGAAAATAAAAAAAATAAAATCATTGCCACTGACAAGTATTGATAAATCAAACGTGCGATTTATTACTAAGAATTTCGTTAACCTAAGAGATGGGCCATCAATAAAATACAATGTAATTGACGAGCTGGTTTTGGGGCAAGTTGTCTCTGTTGTTTCAAAAAATAAGAATTGGATAGAAGTTGAAGTAAAGTGTGAAGATGGTCAAACAGTGACTGGATGGGTGTTTACTCGTTATACGGAAAGGTTTAAGTATTGAAGTTTTTCAAGGCCACTTGCTTGTGGCCTATAATTTCATTTTAGGTCGTATTTTGAAAAATTTATTATGTTATCCCCTAGAAAACAATTTAACTCTTTTATCCTTTCTTGTAATGGTATTAGTTCATTTCGTACAAATACTTGACTAGCCTTCTCAACATCCCCAAACCCCGCAGTATTATTTGGTATAATCCCCATCATCTGAGGCGGTACGCGGTGAGCACTTAGTAAATCATCCCGAGTTGCATTCTTGATATTGAAAAAATCATCTTTGGTAGCGACTTCACTCAGCGGCAATATTTTGATGCCGTCCGGCTTGCCGTTCGGCGCGTACATGAACAGATTGCGGAAATTTCCCAACCCCTTTGTATCTCGCATGACTTGGCGCATCCTGTCGACGTCGCTGGTGCTCTGTGCCGCGTCGGTCATATACAGGATATAACCGGCATGTGCGCCGTTCTGGTAATACTTGCGGCGGAACAATGTCGCCGCTTCATTCAGCCACGCAGAATTCAAGGCGCTCAGGTACTCCGGCAGGCCGTACAGCTCTTGATTGATATCCGGCTCAATCAGATGAAACACGTTTCCCGGCGCAAATTGGTGAGGCTCTTTCCAGTCTTGTACAAACCAATATGTATCTGGTTTAACACCCCGGCGGGTATATTTTGCCGGTGAGCATTGCAGGCGAAGCGGTTCGCCAAGTTGGTTTTTCCTTACCTCTAAAAAGGCATTACCAAACACCAGATAATCCAGCGCATAACGACTAAATTCCTGCTGACTCAGCATGGGGTGGGGGATGAAGGTAGACGCCAAAATGTTGCGCTTCACGAACATTGGTGAGCTGTGGTGAACGGCGGCCCGTACGCTGCGCGCCAGTCCGTCGAAACTGATCGGAGGTTCGTACCATTTGCCGTTACCGGTGCATTCGATGTAATCCAGAATTTCCCGCTTATCCAGCACGGGCGACGGTTCGCCAAAAGAGAATGCCTCAAAGTCTTGCCCCTGAGAGGCAGGAGTAGGGGAGGTGAGTGCCTTGCGGCCTTTGCGTTTACTCATTAATAAAACTCCAAAATGTTCGGGCTACTGTGGCCGCTGCCTGCGGTCAGTGGTTCGTTTAGTAAGGCGTGCATGATTGCCCATGCGACATCGGCGTGACTGGCTTCTTCGCTGCGGCTGGCGGTATATGTGGAGCGTGCGCCGCTGGCGGTCATGGTCTTGCGGATCGCCATAAAAGCGGCGGTGATATCAGTGTGGCTGGTGTCGTATTCCAGACAGCCGCGCCCGATGGTGTCTTTGGCTTTCAGCACCATGGCGGTTTTGATTTCAGGGGTATATTTGATTTCTCTTGCCGCCGGGAAGAATTCGCGCACCAATTGGAAAACCCCTTGCCCGACGGTGGTTGCATCAATGCCGATGTACTCCACGCAATATTTTTGGGTGAGGTCTTTAATCTTCTGGGCCTGAGCGGCAAAGTTCATGCCCTGCCACTGGTGGCGCTCGAGCACGCGGAACTTGCCCCCGGCCACCATTGGCGGCGCGATCACCGCGCACCCGGCGCTGTCGCCGCCGTTGGCTTCCGATGGGTCGTAACCGATCCACACCGGGCGATAGCCGAACGGCCGTACGGCGTAAGGGTTGAAGTCTTCCCACTCTTCCAGCGTATCGACCATGCAGCCTTGCAGCTCGGCGAACGGGAATACCGACGCGGTATCGTCCACAAATTCACACATCAGCAGGTTCTGATACTCAGCCGGGCTGTATTCGAGCGACAGCTGATCGAGGTCGAACAGGTTACAGCCGCCGGTCAGCGCATCCTCAACCGTGACAATCTGGCGCCATTGCCCATCGCCGCACAGCACGCCTTTTGACAGGTGGCTGTGACTGAGGTCGAGCTGAACGTGATCGGCTTTACTGCGGCGGCCCTTGTTGAACAGTTCCCCCGACCAGAACGGATAAGCGGAGTGCGCCAGACTCGACGGCGTGGAAAAGTAGGTGGTGCGCCACCGCTTGTGCAGCGACATCCCGCTGGCGACTTTGCGCAGCTCCTGAAACTTCGGTATCCAGAAATACTCATCCAGATACAGATTGCCGGTGTAGCTTTGCGCGGTGCGCACGTTGGTGCCGAGGAACATCAGGCGGGCGCCGTTCGGCAGCACCATGGGATCGCCTTTCAGGTCAACCTCGACCAGCCGCGCAAAATCAATGATGTAATTGCGGAACACATGCGCCTGCGCCTTACTGGCTGACAGGAAAATTTGATTGCGGCCGGTGGTCAGCGCATCGAGCAACGCCTCGCGAGCAAAGAAGAACGTGGCGCCGATTTGGCGTGATTTCAGGATATTGCGGATGCGGTGTTGCATCCCGGCACGGTGCCAGCCGCGTTGATATTCGAAGCAATCCCCCAGAAAAATATCGTTGAGCTTGGCAATGGCCGCTTCACTGAACAGGTTACGCTCGACGGGCTTACGTTCGCCTTTGTTGCGGTTGGCGACGTTCGGGTTTAAATCCGCCTCGTTGCCGCTCATTGAATAGCGATTAACCCGCGCCAGCCGTTCAATCTGGCGGCCTAACAGGTCGATTTCTTTGAAGTCTTTCCCCTCCTTGACGTCTTTCATAATGAGCTGAATCAACCGCGCTTCCATGCTTTGCTCCACGCGGGAAATGGGCGCGATGTCGTCCCATTTATCGCGCAGCTTCCAGCTCTGCACGGTCGGCCCCTTGAGGTTCAGCGTTTCCGCAATTTGGCGCACAGAAAAGCCCTGCCAGTAGAGCAAGGCAGCTTGGCGGCGCGGATCGCTGATGATGGTTGTTGCCGGTGTCGTATTCATGACGCCAAGACTACGAAAGAGCCGGTTGACTCGCATTAAGCCACTGTTGTGCCTCAGATCTTCCAACCGCAACGCGTTGAGACGCGGCGTCATTCCCCCGAAACTAGCCCCGAACCCAATCACCACAACCGGAGCCGTTTACATGGCAAAGAAAGTTACTAAGTTTTTCCGCATCGGCGTTGAAGGCGACACCGTTGACGGCCGCGAGATCGGCGCTGCGGATATTCAGCAGATGGCCGCGACCTACAGCCCAAAGGTGTACGGCGCTCGCATCAACATGGAGCACATCAAGGGGATTTTGCCGGATGGCTATTTTCGTCGTTACGGCGGCGTGGTTGAGCTGAAGGCCGAAAAAATCGACGAGCCGGACGAGCCGCTGTTGCACGGCAAGTGGGCGCTGTATGCCAGTCTGGCCCCGACCGCCGATCTGGTGTCGATGGTCGGCGCGGGGCAAAAGGTGTTTACCTCGATGGAGATCCGCCGCGATTTCGCTAAGAGTGGCAAGTCTTATCTGGTCGGGTTGGCCGTCACCGATGACCCGGCGAGCCTCGGCACTGACATGCTGGAGTTCAGCCGCCGCCACGAGAACGTCGAGTTCTCCGCGCCGCTGGAAGTCTGTTTCGATTTTGATCCGGTCGCTGACCCGGAAACCTCATTCTCTGCCCGCATCAAAGCGATGTTTAGCCGCAAACAGGCCACCGACGATGTGCGCTTTGGTGAGATGGAAAGCGCGGTGATGACCGTGGCCGAGCAGTTGCAGGAAGCGGACACCCGCTTTACAGAGACGTTAGCCGTATTGAGCGAGCAGGTTGCCGACCTCAAGCAACAGGTAAAAAACGGTAGCGATGCGTTCAGCGCGCTGCAAACCCAGCTTTCCACCTCGGAAGATTTCAACCAGCAGGCCCGCCCGGAGGCCACCGGCGGCAACAGCGCGCAAGACGTGCTGACCGACTGCTAAGGCAGTCACACCCGATAAAACCGAACAAAAACAGGAAGAAAAATGCGCAAGCAAACTCGTTTTAAATTTAATGCGTTTATGTCCCGCCTCGCCGAACTGAACGGCGTCGCTACCGGCGATCTAGATAAAAAATTCAGCGTTGAGCCGTCCGTTACGCAAACCATCATGACCCGCGTACAGGATTCCTCCACGTTCCTGACCCGCATCAATATCCTGCCGGTTAAGGAAATGAAGGGAGAGAAAGTCGGTTTAGGTGTGAGCGGCTCCATCGCCAGCACCACCGATACCGCCGGCGGCGATGAACGTGAAACGGCCGACTTTGCCACGCTGGATGCAGAAGGCTATTTCTGCCAGCAGGTGAATTACGATTTCCACATCCGCTACAACACCCTAGATCTGTGGGCCCGTTATCAGGATTTCCAGACCCGTTTACGCGATGCAATTGTTGAACGTCAGGCGCTTGACCGCATCATGATCGGCTTTAACGGTACGCACCGCGCCAAAACCTCCAACCGCGTCAAATTCCCGCTGTTGCAAGACATCGGGCCGGGTTGGTTGCAGAAGTACCGCGAGAATGCGCCGGGCCGCGTGATGAATAAAGTCGTGGGGAAGGACGGCAGCGTAGTGTCTGAAAAAGTCCGCGTGGGCGCCGGTGGCGATTACGCCACCCTCGATGCACTGGTGATGGATGCCACCAACACCCTGATCGCGCCATGGTATCAGGAAGATCCGGAACTAGTGGTGATCTGCGGTCGCCAGCTGCTGGCCGACAAGTATTTCCCGCTCGTCAATCAGGAACAGTCCAACACCGAAGCGCTGGCCGCCGATCTGATTATCAGCCAGAAGCGCATCGGCAACCTGCCTGCTGTGCGTGTGCCGTACTTCCCGGCGGATGCGCTGCTGATTACGCGCATGGATAACCTGTCAATCTACTGGCAGGAGGACACGCACCGCCGCCATATGGTGGAAAACTCGAAGCGTGACCGCATCGAAAACTATGAATCTATCAATGAGGATTATGTGGTGGAGGATTACGCCTGCGGCTGTCTGGTGGAGAACATTAAGCTGTTACCGACGGAACCAAAAAAAGATGAAATCGCTGAGCTGGCCGAGGCCATTGTTAAGGCTGTCAAAGTAGCCGCCGCATCAACGGAGCCTTCCGCTGATGCCGAGGTGAAAGCCCCTGAGGAAGCACCGGCAGACGACAAAGCGAAAGGCGGTAAATAACCATGACTAGCCCCGCCCGCCGTCACCTTATGCGCCAGTCAGCGGTCGAGGCCGCGCAGCGGGAGAATGACCCGCTGCGCCACGCCAACGGCTATGAACGGATGATGCTTAAACTCAATGAAGATAAGCGGAAGCTCAAACAGGTGCGCTCACAAGAGCGTAAGGCCGAACTCAAGCGCCAACTGTTGCCGGACTATGCCCCCTGGGTTGCCGGTGTGCTGGCCGAAGGTCGCGGCGCGCAGGACGCCATTCTGATGACGGTCATGATCTGGCGTCTGGATGCCGGGGACATTCCCGGCGCGCTGGACATCGCCCGCTATGCGCTGCGCTACCAGTTGGCGCCGCCGGGCAATTTCGCGCGCTCCACGCCATACCTCATCGCAGAAGACGTCGCCGAGTCTGCCACCCGCGCCTTTGAGGCCGGGGAGCCAGTCAACATTGACCACCTCACGCAGACGATGGAACTCACCGACGCAGAGGATATGCCCGACCAAGTGCGCGCCAAGCTGCACAAAATCACTGGGTACGTCTTGCGCGCGGCGGGCAGGGCTGAACTGGCATTGAACCACCTTAAGCGTGCGCTGCAGTTGCATAACGGCTGCGGCGTGAAAAAGGACATTGAACGGCTGGAGCGGGCGATACGCACCGCCGCCAGCCGCTAACGGAACGCGCCCCGCGCCGGGCGGCACGACGGCCGCGACAGGTTCCACCTCGTTAACGCCGTCGTCCACCGCCCCTTAACTTTCTGAGGTCATATGAGCACCGTTGTGATCCAACGGCCACGCCCGGACGCGCCAGCACCGCGCCCGGAGGATGAGCCGATCGTTAAAAACGTCTTTTTCTGGCCAGACATTGACCCGGCGGACGTGCGCGACGTGATGCGCATTGAAGGCACCATCACCGCCTCTCGCCTGCGGTTGGCAATTAAAAGCGCGATCGCGGAGGTCAACGCTGAATTGTTCACCTTTCGCCGCGACCAGATGGCCGACGGCTATCAGCGGCTTGAGGATGTGCCGGGTGAACAGCTCGACGGCGAAAGCGTGCGGGTGAGCGAATACCGCAATGCCGTTAGCGCGATGACCATGGCGACGCTCTCGGAGCAATACCGCAGTTTCGACACCACCGCCACCGGCGGCCGCAAGGCTGATGTGGTCGAAGCCTCGATCGGCGAGCTGTGGCGCAACGCCCGCAATGCGATCAGTAACGTGGCCGAGCGTAGCCACTGCATCATCGGGCTACTCTGATGAGAGTCTACGCCCTGCAGGGCGACACCGTTGACGCGATTTGCTGGCGCTACTACGGGCGCACGCAGGGCGTGGTTGAGCAGGTCTATTCGCTAAATGAAGGGCTGGCCGCTGCCGGGGCGATTTTGTCCCACGGCCAGCCGGTAGAGCTGCCGGACGTGACCGCCGCGCCGCAGCGTGAAACCGTCAATTTATCGGATTAAAAACATGGAGCGCATCACCTCATTTTTAGCCTATGCGGTGGCGATGTTCCTCGCGTGGATCGGCAAGTATTCACCGCAGGATATCGCCTTTATGGTCGGCGCCGCCGTGGGCGTCGGCACATTTCTCGTTAACTGGTACTACCGCCGCAAAAGCTACCAGCTGTTGAATAAATTGGGCGTCAGCCGGAGGGTTTACGATGAACTCAATCGCTAAACGCTGCAGCGTGGCCGCCGTGCTGGCGCTGGCGGTGCTGCTGCCGCAATTCAGAGCGCTGCAGATCTCTGAGGCCGGGTTGCGCCTGCTGGCTGACTTTGAAGGCTGTCGTTTATCGCCTTACCAATGCCAAGCGGGCGTGTGGACCAGCGGCATCGGCCACACGGCCGGGGTAAAGCCCGGCAAGGTTATCAGCGAGCGCCAAGCCGCCGTTAACCTCGTGGCCGACGTGTATCGTGTGGAGCGCGGCATAGGCCGCTGTATGCCTGTCACGATGCCGCCGCCGGTTTATGACGCGGTGGTGTCCTTTGCCTTTAACGTCGGCGTCACGGCCGCCTGCGGCTCTACGCTGGCCGGTTTCATCAAGCGGCAGGACTGGCGCAGCGCCTGCCAGCAGTTGCCGCGCTGGGTGTTCGTCAACGGCGTCAAATCGCCGGGGCTGGAACGACGCCGGGCGGCGGAGCTGGCCCACTGCCTGATCGGGGCCACACCATGAGCCGCGCGATCGGGTGGTTTCTGGTGCTGGCGCTGGTCGTCGCCGGTTGGATGAAATGGCAGGTTGTCACGTTGGGTGAGCGGCTGGAAAGTGCCCGGCAAGAAAACGGCCGGATAGTGGCAGCGCTGACGGATACTCGCGCGGCGATCGACACGCTGCAGGCGGCGGTAGGTGTGCTGGCGCAGGAAGAGGAAAAGTTAAGGGGCGATCTCGCCGCCGCGCACCGGCTGGCACTGACGCGCGAGCAGAAAATACAGAGGTTGCTCAATGAAAATCAGCAATTACGCGATTGGTTTAACACTGCTTTGCCTGCTGACGTTGCCCGGCTGCACCAGCGCCCCGGCTTCACCGGCGCCGCGGATTATCTACGTTGGCTGTCCGAAAGTGAGTCCGTGCCAAATCCCGGCCAGCCGCCCGGTGACTAACGGCGGTCTGAGCGCCGACATTCGCCAGCTTGAAAACGCTTTGGCGGCCTGCGCGGTGCAGGTCGAAACGATAAAACACTGTCAGGAACAACACGATGTTAAAACCGCAACAGCTCCGCGCTGAGCTGACAAGCTGCCTGCCGTGGCTACAGCGCAACCCTGAAAACCTGCAAGTACGGGTAGAGCGCGGCAATGTGGCCGCCACGCTTGCCGTCTCGCTGTCCCATGAGTACCGCTATACGCTGAACCTGTTGTTTTTGGACTACACCGGTGATCTGGATTTAATCATGGTGCCGATTCAGGCATGGCTACGGGAAAACCAGCCGGACATCATGGCAACGGAGGAAAAGCGCCGCACCGGGATCACCTTTGCGAGCGACTTTAACAACAACGGCTCTTACGATTTCAGCGTGTCGCTGCAGTTGACCGAGCGTGTAGTGGTCCGCGAACAGGGCGGCGCACTACACGTTAAGCACCTGCCGGAGCCGCCGTTACCGGAGGATGTGACGCGGCCGATGCAGCTCTTTGTTCACGGCGAATTAGTGAGTGAATGGCATGAGCGAGCTTAACCCCTTTGACACCCGGCTAGCCGGACTGATTGCCAAGCCGTCGCCGCAGTCGCGTAAGTCGCTGGCCGTCGCTGTGTCAAAGCGCCTGCGCGCCGGTCAACAGCAACACATCAAACGCCAGCAGGCACCGGACGGCACACCTTACGCGCCGCGCAAAACTCGGCTTCGTAGCAAAAAGCGCCTGCGCGATCGGGCGATGTTCTCCAAGTTGCGCACCGCGCGCTATCTGAAGGCTGAAGGTACCGGCGAGGCCGCTGTGGTCGAATTTGTCGGGCGGGTTCAGCGTATGGCCAATGTGCATCATTATGGCCTGTATGACCGACCATCGCCGAAAAGTGATTCTGTGAAATATGAGGAACGTCCATTGCTTGGTTTTAACTACACGGATAGGCAGAATATAGAAGATTTATTAGTTCAATGCTTAACTGAGTTTGTGTAGTATCGTATAATCAAACATAACACTTTTCTAGTGATATCAAAATCCAGTTCCAATATTAAGAAACTATTTGAAGGGGTTTAATTCGCTGTGAAATTGTTTTTTCTATTGAGAGTGTCATGGCCAGTTTAACTATAAGGAAAGTATTGAAATGAAGATAGAGTTTTTGGTTTTGGTTAAAAATGATGATTCATTTTGTAATACTAAAAAAGCATTTGTTGATTTTCTAAAGGTGGATTCTCTTATTTCAATAACAGGGCAAAAACTAACATATAAAAGAACGCCCAAGGCAAAGCCTTTAATAACTATAAAGTTTCGTGTTGAAACGGATACGATTCCTTCAAACATTGAAAGATACTTTCTGATTGCTCTTGAGAACACAAATGATTCTTTGGTTGATGAGTTCTTTGAGGTCGGAAATAAAATTAAGGAGATTTGCAAGCGAATAAACCCAGACTCCACGGTGATAAACATTCTATGGGATGATGTTGGAAGATATTACGCTTACAAGGCTTACCCGCTAATAAATGATGTTGAAAACGTGATGCGAAAGCTAATTAGCAAATTTATGCTAATAAATGTTGGAATGGAGTGGTCAAAGGAAAATATTCATCCGGATCTCGCTAAGAAAATTGAGAAATTTGATGGGGAAGATATATATCTCAACGATCTTTACAAATTGGATTTCATTAACCTTTCTGACGTTCTTTTTCAAAAGAAGAGGGATATATCAGCTGATGATTTAGATCGTGTTTTGTCAAAAACCAAGTTTGAAGAGGAAGATAGAAATAAAATACTGAAATATCTCCCTAGATCAAACTGGGAAAAGTATTTCTCAACGCTTTTAGGTGAAAATGCGCAAAGCTTAGAAAAAAAATGGGAGCTACTTTATAAATTAAGGAATAACGTTGCACATAATAGATTCTTGACAAAAGAGGATTTCGAAAAAATAAAGGGTTTAACAAACCAAGTAAACCAAATATTAAAAGGCGCAATTGATAAGTTAGGTGAGATAGACCTTGATCAAGAGGATCGTGAATTGATAATTCATGCCTATCACTCAAACTCTCCTTCAGCACGAGGATATCTCGCAGAAAAAGCGGTTGCCGAGTACTTCATGAAGAATGGATGCATAATTATAACGCCAGAGGATAGGGAGCATCGAGAGTTTCGCTTGCATAGAGAACGATATCAGCGTGCTGATTTTATTGTTAAAGGATCCAACGGTTTGACTGCTGTAGAGGTTCACTCAATTCCGTCACGTGCGTTATTAAGTTCTTTTAAAATGAGAGCTGAAAGATCAACTTCGGCAATTGAGAATGATATGTTAGTGGAAGGTGTTGAGCGTGGGGAAATTATCTTTGTCTTAAGAGATTACCCTGATGTTCATGTGATATCAAAACACTTTGAAAGGTTTGAAGACTTCAAGGAGAATTTAAATTCCAACTCAAACATATCAATTAAGTTTGGAATGTTAAATGAAAGTGATGAGTTCGAATTTATTGATTCATTTTGAATTAATTTCTTTGATGATGTTTTAAGATGTTTAACCGGGTTTTTTCTGTGAGTGAAGCTCGGTTTTATGAATGCTCTAGCATGATAATACTATTTTTATACGCCTAAAGACAGGTGATATAACATCTTTTTATTTATGATGGTTTTTTGCTATTTGTTTTTTTAAATCTGATGGGCTATTCACTTCTCTTCTGTTTTTTAAATGACTTAACATTGAATCTATTTTTGCTATTGAAGTGTGATTAATTATGGAGAGGCGAGTTAATGTCTATATGTTAACTTTTTAAAGGTTATATATGTCGATTTTAATATCATAGGGGTTATTGGCATAAAGTATAAATAATGTTGTGTCTTTTATCCTCAAACCACTATGCATTGTTATTAGGATTAGAGAGCGGCATCCTTCCAGCATGAACAATCAACACGAAATTTTGCGCCTGCAGCGCAACCTGATCCGCATCGGCACCGTGAGCACCGTTGACCTCAATAACGGCCTGTGCCGCGTCGAAACCGGCGGCAATCTTACCGACTGGCTTAATTGGCTATCTTTCCGCGCCGGGCGTACCCGCAGTTGGTCGGCGCCGTCCGTCGGCGAGCAGGTGCTGATCTTTGCGCTGGGTGGCGAACTCGATACCGCTTTTGTGCTGTGCGGCATTTTCTCTGACGACTTCCCGGCCCCGTCTGCGTCGGCGGATGCGCTGCATATCGCGTTCCCTGATGGCGCGGTCATCGAGTACGAACCGGAAACCGGCGCGCTGAGTGTGTCAGGCATTAAAACCGCCGACGTGCAGGCGTCGGAGACCATCACCGCCAGCACTAAGGTGGTGATCGTCACGGCTGACAAAATCACGCTCGATGCGCCGGAGGTGGTTTGCACCAACAAACTCACCACCGGCACGCTGGAAGTGCAAAAAGGCGGAGAGATGCGCGGGAACATCGAGCACAGCGGCGGCTCGTTCTCGTCGAATGGCGTTGTTGTTGATACGCACACCCACGGCGGTGTCCAGACCGGCGGCGGGAAAACGGGGAAACCAACATGAACAGCGCCAAATATATCGGCATGAACCGAGGCACCGGCCGCACGCTGACGGACATCGAGCATATTCGCCAGTCCGTGGCGGACATCCTGATCACGCCGCAGGGTTCGCGCCCGATGCGCCGGGCTTATGGCTCGTTACTCTCTGAGCTGCTCGACCAGCCGCAGAACGACGCGCTGCGCCTGCAGATTATGGCCGCCTGCTACAGCGCGATTTTGGCGTGGGAGCCGCGCGTTAAGCTGACCGGCATCGCCTTTAATACCACCTATGACGGCAAGATGGTGATCGACATCACCGGCACCCGCACCGATGCCCCCGGCGCGTTGTCGCTGTCTGTTCCTGTGAGCTGAAACCATGGCAACTATCGATTTAAGCCAACTGCCAGCGCCGATCGTCGTTGAGGTGCTGGATTATGAAGACATTTTGGCCGAGCGTAAGGCTACGCTGATTTCGCTTTACCCGGAGGAACAGCGGGAGGCCGTCGCGCGCACGCTGGCGCTGGAGTCGGAGCCGATCGTTAAGCTGTTGCAGGAAAACGCTTACCGCGAGGTGATTCTACGCCAGCGAATTAACGATGCCGCGAAAGCGGTGATGCTGGCGTATTCCACCGGCGAAGACCTCGACCAGCTCGGCGCAAACTTCAACACGCCGCGACTGGTGATCGCCCCGGCGGTTGAGAGCACCATTCCGCCGACACCGGCAATCATGGAGGAGGATGAAGATTACCGCCTGCGCCTGCAGGATGCTTTCGAAGGCATGAGCACAGCGGGATCGGCCGGTTCCTACCGTTTTCACGCCCGCTCGGCCGATGGCCGGGTGGCTGATGTGACGGCAATCAGCCCATCACCGGCTAACGTGACCGTCACCGTGTTGTCGCGGGACGGCGACGGCACCGCCAGCCCCGAATTGTTGCAGGTTGTCCGCGACGCGCTGAATGATGAGGACGTGCGCCCGGTCGCCGATCGGGTGACGGTGCAATCCGCCAAAATTACCCGCTATGCCATCGAGGCCACGTTATACCTCCATCCCGGCCCGGAGGTTGCGCCGATCCTCACGGCGGCTAATGAAAGGCTGCGTGATTACGTGCAGGGTGTGCGCCGGTTAGGGCGCAGTATTCGCCGATCCAGTATGAACGCCGCGTTGACCGTTGAGGGTGTCGAGCATGTAGACATCATCAAACCGGCGGCCGATATCGTGCTGGATAAGACGCAGGCAGGCTATTGCACCGGCTTCACCATCAACCCAGGGCGAGCCGATGAATAACCGATTAATGCCGGTCGGGTCGTCCCCACTGGAAGTGGCCGCCGCCACGGCCTGTGCCGAGCTGGAGCGTTTACCGGTACCGCTGCGCGAACTGTGGAACCCGGCACGCTGCCCGGTGCATTTGCTGCCCTATCTGGCGTGGGCTTTTTCCGTTGACCGATGGGATGAGGCATGGCCGGAGGATGTAAAACGCGGTGTAGTCGCTGCGGCGTTCTTCATCCATCGCCACAAAGGCACCATTGGGGCCGTGCGCCGTGTGGTCGAGCCGCTCGGCTACCTGATTAACGTTGTTGAATGGTTTCACACTGAAGGCGCAGATCCGCCCGGCACCTTTCGGCTGGATATTGGCGTGCTGGAAACCGGCATCACGGAAGAAATGTATTTAGAAATGGAACGGCTGATCGCCGATGCAAAACCCCTGAGCCGCCACCTGATAGGCCTCAATATTCTGCAGGACATCCCCGGCCTGATTTACGTCGGTGCGGCCGTCGTGGACGGCGATGTCATCACCGTTTACCCCGGATAAGAGGAAGTCATGAGCAAGTATAAAGCGATTATTACCACCGCCGGGGCGGCCAAAATTGCCGCCGCGTCGGCAGGCGGTACCCAGTTAAAAATCACCCACATGGCCGTCGGTGACGGTAACGGCACCTTACCCACACCGAACCCGGCACAGACCAAGCTCATCAATGAGAAATATCGCGCTACCCTCAACGGGTTGACCATTGATAAGGCGATAAAAAATCATATTGTTGCGGAGTTTATTATCCCGGCGAACGTCGGCGGGTTCTGGCTGCGTGAAATGGGGCTGTATGACGATTTCGGCACGCTGATTGCGGTCAGTAATGTGGCCGAAAGCTACAAGCCGAAACTGGAAGAGGGCAGCGGTCGCACGCAGACGTTGCGCATGATCCTGATTGTCAGCAGCGCCGCTGCTATTAGCGTGATTGCCGGGGGCGATACCGTACTGGCTACTAAAGATTTTGTTAATGACGCCATAAAGGAGCATGAGAAAACCCGTAACCATCCGGACGCCAGCACCATCGCTAAAGGGTTGGTGCAACTGAGTAGCGCAACAACCAGTGCAGACGAAACAAAAGCCGCCACGCCGAAGGCCGTTAAGGCCGTTAACGATGCCAGCGCCAAAAAGAGTGCCAATCTGTCAGACCTGACCGACAAATCCGCTGCCCGTGGCAATCTGGCGTTAGGCAGTGCTGCGACGAAAAACGTCGGTGTTGAGGGTGGGCAAGTGATGGCCGTCGGTGCTTTTGGGCTGGGGATGGGGTCGCGCCATCGTGAGGATGCTTATTGCAATCAAGGTGAAATTTTCCGCGTAAACAATACGTCAGCGAATGTGCCGGGTAACGGCGTATATGGGGTGATCTCTTTGCCTTGCGATGGCGGCCCGTCTACCGGTTATGTGGGTGTCTCTAACAGCGGTGCGGGTTTCTTGGGGGGCTCAAATTCCACCAACGGCATCAAATGGGCCCGGATTTACACCACGGATTACAAACCAACGGCGGCGGACGTGGGGGCGTTGACCGATGCGCAGGCGGTACAAAAGTTTGTCCAGCGCTCTATCAAGGTTAACGGCAAGCCGTTGTCCGGTGATGTCAATCTGCTTGCGGCTGATGTTAACGCGTGGAATAAAACCGAGGCTGACGGGCGTTTTGTGAAACGAACAGGTGACACAATGGCGGGGCCGCTTGTCATTGATGGCGCAACGGTGTTACCTACTCAGCCGCTGCGAGCAGCGACCGACGTCCCCGCGCTCTGGAAGCAGGGGATCAGTTTATCAACGTTGGAGTTTGACGATAAAAACACCAGTAGTTATCCCGCGCAGCCTTATGCAACGTTAGTCAATTTGAGTGTGACTGAACATCGAGGCATCCAATTATTATCAGAAAAGGCGACGAATAATTTTTGGCTGCGTTCGGCAGATGCCAAAAAATACTCTGATTTTGTAAAGCTCTATCACACCAGTAATAAACCAACGGCTGCGGATGTGGGGGCGTTAACGGATGCACAAGCCGCGCAGAAATACGCCCTGCGATCGTACAAGGTCAACGGTAAACCACTATCAGGCGACGTCAATCTGTTGGCGGGGGATGTTAACGCCTGGAATAAATCAGAGGCAGACGGGCGTTATTTAATGAAGTCCGGCGGGCAATTGACCGGCACAGTAAAAACCTCCGCTGAAATTCAGTCTACCAGCATGAACAGTTTCCGTATGGTCGGCGGCAAGTTTGGAACATTCTGGCGTAATGACGGCAATAACCTAAATTTATTGCTCACAAAGGCTAATGACCAATTTGGCGGATTTAACGACCTAAGACCGCTAACCGTCAATAATGAAACGGGTTCCATAGCTTTAGGCACTCAATTAACCCTTGGACATGCTGAATATGTCCGCAAGCTAGGGGTAAATACATATCAATCCGATGGGGTGACTTATAACCAGACTAACGGTTTCATTCTTCAAGGACCGGGTGACAATTATGCACAGTCTTACTTCCTTGAAACGGTTGGGAAACATGCCGCGTTGCGTTTTCGTGTGCGCAGTGGTGGGCAAGATGGTTGGCCTGAGTTTCGCAATAATGGTTCTATGTTCCTCAGCGGGAGCTGGCCCGCTATAAGCATGAGCACCGGCACCACGTGGCATCCCGACGGAAACGTCGAAGGTTCGCAATGGGGCGGCTACCTCAGTAACTGGCTAAACGACAAGTTAAATGGCCGTGTTGACTGGAATTCCTTTAATAATCGCAGCCATATTTCAGGGAATAGGAATGCCTGGTGGTATAAGGATGAATTAACCGGGTATATCCATCAGGGTGGCGTTATCAATCGCGGCGATAACTATCTAAACCGCGTTAATTTTCCACGCGGATTTACACAGGACTGTTTCGGGGTTCAATTAACACTGGCGGGTCATTGGGGGGATTCATCTGCAAACATGGAAGCGCTAAACGTGGGGCCGGGAGGATTTGACTCTGGTATGAATGGAAATGAACGCATCGCATTTTGGTGGGCGGTTGGGGTTTAATGATGAATTACGGATACAGTGCGAAAACCAATATTTTCTATGTGTTGGAAGATCAGGAAGCCTACGAAACAAATAACAACTGGCCTGATGATGTTAAACCGGTGTCTGTAGAAAATTGGGAAAAATACCGCGGGCAATCCCCTGCGGGAAAAATCCGGGCGGCGGATTGCGATGGCTTGCCGTGCTGGATTGACGCTCCACCGTTGAGCAAACAGGAACAAGTGAGCGAAGCGTCATGGAAAAAAAGTTTGCTGATAGTACAAGCCAGCAATGCAATTGCTCCTTTGCAAGATGCGGTTGAATTAGGGATGGCGACCGAGAAGGAGAAGGCGCAGTTGGTCGCATGGAAAACCTGCCGGGTGCTTGCCAACCGTATTCGGCCTGAGGATACGCAGGACATTGACTGGCCGACAGTCCCCGACGACTGGCCGACAGTCCCCGACGCCTAATAAAAAAGCCCGCATCATTATGATATGCGGGCTTTGTGCTTTGCGGCTTTCCCTGATGTTGCCGCGTCTTGTACATTGACCATACCCCGTCCGGCTAAATTCCGTCCAATTGATTGCGTAGATCAATGCGCCATTATTGATCGGCGAAAACGATCGTCATTTCCTCAAAATCGCTCCGGCAGGTATCGCCTGTTGTCTGGCCTGTCTTCCATCACCCACCGCGTGCGGCCTGACGTGCCGGGCGGCATCATGCCTGCACCAACCCACCACGGAGCAAGCTATACATGGCTGACTATCATCACGGCGCGCGTGTTGTCGAAATCAACGACGGCACCCGCGTTATTTCTACTGTTTCGACGGCTATCGTCGGCATGGTGTGCACGGCGGAGGATGCCGACGCGGCCACTTTCCCGCTCAACACGCCGGTGCTGATCACCGACGTGCTGGCCGCCTCCGGCAAGGCCGGTAAAAAAGGCACACTGGCAGCGGCGTTGCTGGCTATCGCTGACCAGTCAAAACCGGTCACGGTGGTTGTGCGCGTAGCCGAAGGAAAAGACGTTAAGGAAACCACCTCAAACATTATCGGCGGCGCTAACGCGGAGGGCCGTTACACCGGCATGAAAGCGCTGTTGTCTGCGCAGGCGGAGTTAGGTGTGAAACCGCGCATCCTCGGCGTGCCGGGCCATGACAATTTGGAAGTGGCGACGGCACTGGCGGGTATTTGCCAGAAACTGCGTGCATTTGGTTATGTCAGCGCCTACGGCTGCAAAACGGTACAGGATGCGATTAAGTACCGCGCCAATTTCAGCCAGCGCGAGCTGATGCTGGTCTGGCCGGATTTTGTGAGCTGGAACACCACCACCAACAAAAGCGATATTGCCTATGCCACCGCCCGTGCGCTGGGCCTGCGTGCCAAAATCGACACGGAAACCGGTTGGCACAAAACCCTGTCTAACGTCGGTGTGAATGGTGTTACCGGCATCACCGCCAGCGTGTTCTGGGACTTACAAGCGCCGGGTACGGATGCCGACCTGTTAAACCAAGCCTGTGTCACCACATTGATCCGCAAAGACGGCTTTAAATTCTGGGGTTCGCGCACCTGTTCTGACGATCCGCTGTTCCAGTTCGAAAACTACACCCGCACCGCGCAGGTGTTGGCTGACACCATGGCCGAAGCGCACATGTGGGCGATTGACCGGCCAGTCACGCCGACGCTTATCCGCGACATGATTGATGGCATCAAAGCCAAATTCCGCGAACTGAAATCCGCCGGGCTGATTATCGACGGCGATTGCTGGTATGACGCCAGCGCCAACGATAAAGAAACCCTGAAAGCGGGCAAGCTGTTTATTGATTACGACTACACGCCAGTCCCGCCGCTGGAAGATTTAACCCTGCGTCAGCGTATCACTGACCGCTATCTGGCGACGTTCGCCACGTCCGTGAATCGCTAAGGAAAGGATGAGTTATGGCTCTGCCTAAAAAACTGAAATACCTGAACCTGTTTAACGACGGCTTCAACTACATGGGGATCGTGTCCTCGCTGACGCTGCCGAAGCTCACCCGCAAGCTGGAGAAATACCGGGGCGGTGGTATGAATGGCGCGGCCCCGGTCGATTTTGGGCTGGACGATGACGCGCTGGCGCTGGAATGGAGCATGGGCGGTATTGATGAGCTGGTGCTTAAGCAGTGGGGGGCTGTCGATGCCGTGCCGCTGCGCTTTGCCGGTTCCTTCCAACGTGATGACACCGGCGAGGTGTCCGCTGTGGAAGTGGTCTTGCGTGGCAAGCACAAAGAAATCGATTTTGGCGAATACAAGCAAGGTGAGGACACCGAAACCAAGGTGGCCACTGAATGCACCTATTTCAGGCTGACCGTTGACGGCAAAGAGCTGATCGAAGTCGACACCGTGAACATGGTCGAAAAGGTCAACGGCGTTGACCGTCTGGCAGAACATCGTAAGGCCATCGGCCTGTAATTTTTGTGCCAGCCCGTCGGGCTGGCCGTTCCACGAATCCAAGAGAGAATAACCACCATGAACGAAGCAAAAGAAAACGTCATCGCCCTCGACACCCCGATTAAGCGCGGTGAAACCACTATCGCCGAGGTGCAGGTAATCAAACCCACCGCGGGCGCATTACGCGGTGTCGGTCTGGCAGCGGTAGCGAATGCGGATGTTGATGCGCTACTGGTGATCCTGCCGCGTGTCACGTACCCGAGCCTGACCAAAGAAGAATGCGCCCGCCTTGAGTTGTCGGACTTGGTTGCGCTGGCCGGGCAGGTGGTCGGTTTTTTGTCGCCGAAGTCGGCGGAGTAGCGATTGATGCCCGGCTGGGCGTTGATGACCTGATGGCGGATATCGCAGTGATATTCCACTGGCCGCCATCAGAAATGACCGGTATGACGCTCACGGAGCTGTTGAACTGGCGTCATAAAGCACTGCAACGCAGCGGAGTGAATCACGATGAGTAAAAGCCTGCAGCTTCAGGTCTTGCTGAAAGCCGTAGACCAAGCCACCCGCCCGCTAAAGAGTATCCAACAGGCAAGCAAAACGCTTGCCGGTGATATCAAAACCACGCAGCAAACCCTTAAAGCACTGGACGCACAGGCCGCCCGGATTGATGGCTTTCGTAAGCAACAGGGGCAGCTCGCTGTCACCGGGCAGGCGCTGAAAAAGGCCAAAGCGGAAGCGGCCGCGCTGGCCGTTCAATTCAAGGCGACGGAAAAGCCCACAGCGCAGCAAGCGCGATTACTGGCAGCCTCCAAGCGTGCCGCGACTGAGTTACAAACGAAATACAATGGGCTGCGCCAGTCCGTGCAGCGCCAGCGTGACGAGCTCAATGCTGACGGTATCGCTACCAAGAACCTGAGCGCCGAGCAACGCCGGTTAAAAGCCAGTGCCGGTGAAGCCACGGGCGCACTCAACCGCCAGCGGGCAGAACTGGAACGGTTAAGCAAAAAACAGCAGCAGGTAAACCGCGTTAGCGCCCGCTATCAGGCAGGGAAAGCTGCAACGGCCACGGTTCGCAATACCAGTGCCGCCGGATTGGGTGTAGCTACCGCTGGACTGGTCGCAGAAGCCGCATTTATTGCGCCGGGTGTGCAGTTCGACAAGCAGATGTCAGACACGCAGGCCACGTTAGGGCTGGCGAAAGATGACAAGCAACTGACGGCGATCCGCCAACAGGCGCGGGATATCGGGGCCACCACGGCATTTTCCCCGACGGACGTCGCTCGCACACAATCGGTGTTAGCGAAATCCGGCTTTAACGGTGATGCTATTCTGAAATCGACCGAATCCACGGTAAATCTGGCGCTGGCTTCCGATCTGGACATCGCCGACGCGGCCGATATCATCACCAACATGCAATCGGCGTTTAACATGCCGATAGACGAGATCCAGCGCGTCGCGGACGTGATGACCAAAGGTTTCACCAGCTCCAACAGCAACCTGATGGCTTTTGGTGAGGCGATGAAGTACGTCGCCCCGATTGCGGAGGCGGCCGGGGCCAGTATCGAGGACACCACCGCCTTGCTGGGCGTGTTGGCCGATAACGGCATCAAGGGGTCTATGGCCGGTACGGCGGCCAGTGCGATGTTTACGCGGTTACAGGCGCCAGTAGGGCAGGCGGCTGATGCGTTGTCAGAATTGGGCGTAAAAACCAAGGACGGCAAAGGGAACATGCTGCCGATCGCGAACATCCTCAAGAAAATTAACGGCTCGTTTAAAACCAACAAGCTCGGCACCGCACAGCAGGCCGAATACCTGAAAGTCATTTTCGGCGAAGAAGCGATGAAAGGCGCTATCAAGCTGATTGACGCCGCCGGTAACGGCAAGCTGAGCGAAAAACGCAACACCGTCACCCAGTCAAAAGGGGCTACGGCCCAGATTGCCCGAGTGAAGGTGGACAACCTCGACGGCGACCTGAAAAACCTGTTTTCCGCATGGGAAGATGTGCGCATTGAGGTGTTCGACGGCCAAAACTCGGCGCTGCGTAAGCTGGCCGTCTCCGCCACTGAATGGCTGACAAAGGTCGGTGCATGGGCTAAAGCCAACCCGGCGTTGGTCGGCACGTTATCAAAGGTCACCGCAGGCGTAACTGCACTGATTGGCGGACTTGCTGCGCTGGGCCTTATCGCATGGCCGGTGATGGCCGGGGTCAATATGTTGATTGCCGGGGCTGGGTTGCTGGGGACGGTATTCACCACGGTAGGTGCGGGTATGGCTGCCGCATTTACCGCCATTTCATGGCCTGTATTAGCCCTGATTGCTGCCGTTGCTGCCGGTGCTTTGCTGATCCGCAAATATTGGGAGCCTATCAGCGCCTTTATCGGTGGCGTAGCCGAAGGGTTTAAAGCGGCTCTGGCTCCGGTTGCCGCCGCCTTTGAACCGATGAAACCCGTGTTTGACTGGTTTAGCGAGAAGATTAAAGCGGTTTATAACTGGTTTATGGATTTGTTGGCACCGGTGAAATCGACGCAGGCCGAACTACAGAATGCGGCCGAAGTGGGTAAAAAATTTGGAGAAGCCATCGGAAACGCGCTGAACTGGCCTATGCAGGTGCTCGACAAGCTGGGCGGGAAAGTCGGTTGGTTAGCGAAAAAACTCGGGTTTATGAAGGATGAAACCGCAGAGTTAGACAAAGAGGCGGTAAAAAACAACCCTTACGCAACGGGGGTCGGTGGCCGGGGGGATTCACCCAGCGGCGGGCTAGTAAATACCGGCGCATCGCCGGTGATTAAGGCAGTTCCGGCCGTGGGTCGGCCGGACATATTGCCAGCTCCCGTGGTGAATGCTCCACCCGCCGCTATCGCCCTGGCACCCCCGGTGATGTTGCCTGCTACCGAAGTCAACGCAGGCCGTGCGCCCCCTGTCGTCCCACTGGCACCCCAGCGCTATGCGCCGGTAATGCGAGAGGCATCATCGGCCTATACCGATAACAGTGTGACGCATAACAAGTATGACGTTGTGATCCCCGCAGGGATGAGCCGGGAAGAAACGTTGCAACTACTGAATGAAGCGCAGGCACGCCAAGAACGTGAGCGACGCGCACGTGCCCGCAGTTCTATGACCAATTAGGCGCAAATTATTATGATGCTGACGTTAGGATTCTTTGTTTTCATGCTGCAAACGTTGCCGTATCAGTCGCTGAACCGCACAGCGGATTATCGCTGGCCGAGCAATGCCCGCGTGGGCAAGCGCCCGGCGTCGCAGTTCTTGGGGCTGGATGATGAAAAAATTACCTTGTCCGGTGTGCTACTGCCGGAAATTACCGGCGGCAGGTGGTCGCTGTTGACGCTGCAACTGATGGCTGAACAGGGGCGGGCATGGCCGCTGATTGAGGGCAGCGGGACGATTTACGGCATGTTTGTGATTGAGTCGATATCGGAAAGCCATTCGGATTTTTTTGCCGACGGCAGCCCACGCCGCACGGAATTTACCCTCAATTTAAAGCGAGTTGATGAATCTTTGTCTGTTATGTTTGGCGATTTGCGCCAGCAGGCCGGAGAGCTTTACGGCAAAGCAGGGGCGGCTATGGGCGGGCTATTATCATGATCACCAACGTTGCCATGCCTGCCGGGGCATTGATTGCCCCGGACTTCTCTTTGTCGCTGCAGGAAAAAGACATCACGCAAAACATTCGTAAGCGGCTTATTTCTCTATCACTGACGGATAACCGGGGTTTTGAGGCTGACCAGCTTGATATTGAGCTGGACGACAGCGACGGCCTAATGGTGATGCCGCAGCGTAATGCGGTGCTTGCGTTGTCGCTCGGCTGGAAGGGGGCAGCACTGACGCCGAAAGGGCTGTTTACCGTGGATGAGGTCGAGCACCACGGGTCACCGGACACATTGACCATTCGCGCCAGAAGTGCGGATTTTCGCGGGTCGCTCAATACCCGTCGGGATGAGTCCTACCATGACACCACGCTGAGCCATATCGTGCAGAAGGTGGCGGCGCGAAATGCGCTTAAAGCCACGCTGGCCGCCGGATTGAGCACTATTAAAGTGAGTCACATCGACCAGACGCAGGAAACTGACGCGGCCTTTCTTACCCGGTTAGCCTCGCTTAATGGCGCGGTGGCCGTGGTGAAGAACGGCAGCCTGCTGTTTATGCGGCCGGGCAACGGCACCACCGTGAATGGCAAGCCACTGCCGGTGTTTACTCTCACCCGACAGGATGGCGATCGGCATAGCTTCAGTATTGCCGATCGGGATGCTTACACCGGGGTGACGGCGAGCTGGCTCAATACCAAGCAGCCAAAGCCGCAGAAAGTGAAGTTGCAGCGCAAGCCAAAAGAACAGCATTTACGGGCGCTGCAGCATCCCAACGCCAAGCCGGCCGCCAGTAAAAAATCGGGTAAACCCGTGGAGGAAAAGAAAGGGGAATATTTGGTAGGGGCCGAAGATAACGTGTTTGTGATCCCCAAAGTCTACGCGAATAAGGCCGCCGCCATGCGGGCCGCGCAATCCAAATGGGAAAAGTTGCAACGCGGAGCGGCTGAGTTCTCACTGTCGCTCGCCATGGGGCGTGCCAACATCACCCCGGAAACGCCAGTACGCGTCAGCGGGTTTAAAGCGGTGATCGATGCGCAAGACTGGATAGTGAGTAAAGTCACGCACAGCCTGAGCAATAGCGGCTTTACCACGGCGTTAGAGTTTGAGGTTTTGCTTTCTGATGTGACCTATGGAGTCTCGTAATGTGAATTATTTTTTGTAAATTCACTTAAAGGTTGTTTTGTTCTCGATCGGGGAGGGTATTATCGCGGCAATTGAGAGATTAAGAAGGGGATATCAATATGATGCATTGCCCGCTTTGCCGAACTGCCGCCCATGCCCGCACAAGTCGCTATCTGAGTGAGAACACCAAAGAGCGCTATCATCAGTGTCAAAACATAAACTGCAGTTGCACTTTCGTGACGCTGGAATCTATCCAACGACAGATTGTGTCGCCGGGTAAAATTGATATTGCTCCACCGCATCCAACAAGGAGCAATCAGGGGGCACTCTGGATTTAACAAGAAGCCTGCGAAAGCAGGTTTTTTTGTGCCCGCAAAATGGCTGCCGCCACTTTGTCGCCATTGGGAAATCAAGCTTGTTTTAATTTAATGTTTTTAAAGGGTATTTTTTAAAGACAACAAAAAACCCGATAGTCTTGAACCTAAAAAGGCGGGACTAACGGGCTCCACAAAATGGGGACATCAAAGAAAAGCAGTGGCACTAATTCAGACTACCCCCGGCAAGGAAAGTTCTCACCGGGGATAAAAATTTCAAAATATTTTTGCCACGGATTCATCTTCATTGCTTATCGTTTAGCCGAGGATCCCCGGCCACAGCACCACAATCAGCGAACCGGCCAGGGTTAACAATACGTTAGCGATAGCATAGGTACCGGCATAGCCCAGGGCAGGGATATTGCTGCGTGCGGTGTCGCTGATAATCTCCATCGCCGGCGCACAGGTACGGGCCCCCATAATGGCGCCAAACAGCAGGGCACGGTTCATGCGCAGCACGTAAGCGCCGAACAGGAAGCAGATCACCACCGGCACCAGGCTGACGATCAGTCCGGCAATCAGCATCTGGCCGCCAACGGCACCCAGGCTGTGGCCAATACCGGCACCGGCGCTCAGGCCAACACCGGCCATAAACACCATCAGACCGAACTCTTTAACCATATTGAGCGCGCCCTGCGGAATGTAGCCAAAGGTCGGGTGGTTGGCACGCAGGAAGCCGAGCATGATGCCGGACATCAGCAAGCCGGCGGCGTTACCGATGCCGAACGAGAAGTTGCTGAACTGGATGGTGATCTGGCCAATCAAAAGCCCGATGATAAAGAAGGCGCAGAATGCCAACAGATCGGTGACCTGACTGTGGATCGAGATAAAGCCAATCTTCTCCGCCACGCTTTTCACCCGGCGAGCGTCGCCGCTGACCTGCAGTACATCGCCTTTGTTGAGCACGATACTGTCGTCGATAGGCATTTCAATCTGGCTACGGATCACCCGGTTGAGGAAGCAGCCGTGATCGGTCAGTTTCAGTTGGCTCAGGCGCTTGTTCACCGCATTGCTGTTCTTGACCACAATCTCTTCGGTTACGATGCGCATGTCCAGCAGATCGCGGTCGAAGACCTCTTTGCCGTTGCGGAAGCTGGGATCCAGCCGTGCATGGGCATCGGGGTAGCCAACCAGCGAGATTTCATCGCCTACCTGTAGCACTGCGTCACCGTCCGGGTTCGCCAAAATACCGTTACGACGAATGCGTTCGATATAGCAGCCGGTCTGGCGATAGATGCCCAGTTCGCGCAGGTTTTTGCCATCGGCCCAGGCCACCAGCTCCGGTCCCACGCGATAAGCGCGGATAACCGGCAAATAAACCTTGCGTTGGCTGTCCGTGTCCAGGCCACGTTCGCGGGCAATTTGCTGAGCGGAGGTGGAAAGGTCCTGGTGTTGCAGCTTAGGCAGGTAACGTGCGCCGAAAATCAGACTCACCAGGCCAATCAGGTAGGTCAGGGCATAGCCGAGGCTCAGATGATCCTGTGCCGCCAGCAGCGCCGGGCCGTTGGTGATGGTATTGCGCAGCGTATCGCCGGCGCCTACCAGGACTGGGGTCGAGGTCATGGATCCGGCGAGCATGCCGGCGGTCAGGCCAATATCCCAATGGAAAAGTTTGCCGAGACCGATGGCGATCACCATCGCGGAACCGACCATTACCAGCGCCAGCATCAGGTAATTTTTACCGTCGCGGAAAAATATCGAGAAAAAGTTGGGCCCGGCTTCCACGCCAACGCAGAAAATAAACAGCATAAAGCCGAGATTTAGCGCTTCGGTGTTAATGGCGAAATGTTGTTGGCCAAGCAGCAGCGAAACCACCAAAACGCCAATGGAATTACCGAGTTGAACGGAGCCCAGACGGACTTTACCGAGGCACAGCCCCAGTGCGAGTACCACGAACAGTAACAGGATGTAGTTACCGTTTAACAAACTAGCGACGTTTATGTTCACGGAGGATAACTTATTGTTTACCAGTAAGTGCTTGATATAGATAACTATAAGATATAAATTCAGTCAAAAATCGACGTCATAAATAACTAACCAGCGGAAGGCGATTCGAACCATCGATCGGCGGCGTTTATTCTAGTCGCTATGGCGCATGACAGCCAGCATAAAGCTGAGTTCCTGCGCCACCGAACGCATTTTTACTCGTTGTATTTCAAGCCGCAACGCCGTCGTCTGCAGCCAGAGACGTGCTCTGCCCAACGGCATAGCCGCCGGTGCCGAGGATATGCAGCCTGAAATTTAGCGGGGTAGCTCTCTTTTAGTAGCCAAGGAAAAAGTTCAGTTCAGCGTTGCCGTTCTACGGCAAGGCGTCACCGGCTTTGTGACACGGCTGATTTCTACGGTGTGGTAACAGATTAAGGGGGAGTAGGGTATGGCGAGCGAACGGTATTGGTGGGGTATTTTGAGCTGTTTCCTGCTGTTCAGCCTGGTGTATCTCGGCCAGCAGAGCGGAGTCTTTGGCAGTACCGATCATGAGCATCGGGGGGAGACCGGCCTGTTGCTGTTCGTGATACCCGGCGTGGTTGCCAGTTATCTGTCGAGTAAAAAACGCATTCTCTGCCCGTTACTGGGTGCGCTCTATGCACTGCCGCTGTGCCTGATCATCCGCCACTTTTGGTTAACACCCTCTTATTCGTTCTGGCAGGAATTGGCTTACGCCACCAGCGCGGTATTCTGGTGCATGTTTGGCGCGCTGCTGGCGCTGTTTATCGGCGGCTTGTTGCAGGCTTATCTGCAATGTCACCGCCGTGAACGGCAATAA